GTTTATACCTCCGAAATGAGTGGATAAATATGTGCTTTAGAGTGATTAATACACTAACAAAAAACACAGCCACCACAAAGGAGGAACACCATGAACGCATACGCAATGAGAAACAGCCTGGAGCTTAGGAACTACAACACCACAATCACAAGAGCGGAATTCGAAGCACACTTCACAAAGACCCGCGAGAGCATCCGCTTCACCTTCAACGGTTGGGACGGAAAGAGCTACGACGGCGAGAGCAGAAACGCCAAGGTTTACCGCACAAACCTTCCGGGATTCGAAGCGGTCAGGCTGATCAAGGTTGGCAAAGGCCTTCACTACATCGACGAAGAGAGACAGATCACAGAGAAGGCAACCGGCGAGAAGCACCCCGAAGCCAGCTGGCTGGTGGACATCGAGAGAGCATAAAAAAGGAGGACAAGACAATGACAAAGCAGGAACTTATCAAAATGACCGGCAGCGAGGAACAGGCAGATTACGCGATGGAGATTCTTCTTAAGAACTGCAAAAAGGCATTCGTAAGGATGGCGATCCAGGCGGAACTGGACGAGATCGAAAAGGAGGTCAAAGCATTTGAGCAGGAAGGAATTCTGGTAAAGTGCAACAGCTCCTACCACGTAAACTGGGGCGCGGCTTACAAGGTTTTCGGAGATGAGCCCGGCGCTGCCTGGCACGCAACCGAAGAACAGAAGGCAGAGTCAGAAGCGATCGAGAATCGCTGCCGCGACGCCAGCGCACTCCTTTACAGGAGGAACCGCACGATCGCCCTGATCGCGGTAAGGTAAGCGGAGCCGGACGGCATGAGGACCAGGGAAGGGCCTTTTGCTCGTGTAAATATACACAGTTTCCGCCGCAGATCATTGTCACATATATGATCCGAATGAACTGGATATATATGTGCGTCAGAGTTAATCTACACATACCGAAAGGGAAAACAAAGCAAACGGAGGAAACAAAAATGCACACAACTTACACCTTCAAGAAGAACGGAAAAGCCTACAGCGCAAAAGCAAACAACAGATTCGAAGCCCAGGAGCAGATCGAGCTTGCCTTCGGGATCAGCCTTAAGGGAGCAACCTTCGAAGAGGTTTACAAGCTCAGAGTAGTCAGAACCGGCAAGGTAAGATAAGGAGGACAAAGAGATGACGATCGAAAAAGCAATGAGAACCTACAGACTGCCGAACCCTACCACACCCGAGGACCTCGAAAGCCGCTGGAGCAAGATCCTTACCTTCGGCGACAGGATCCTAGTTGCAGGCCACTACTACAACGGGGCAGGACAGCCCAGCTATTTCGGAGCGGTTTACGAGCACCTGGACGACGACTTTTCCTGCGAAGGAACCATCGGGCTGAGAGGAGCCAGCGAAGTCGAGTTCGAGGACGACGGCCACGCGATCCTTTGGGCGATGCAGCAGAAGTAAGGAAGAAACAGAAAACAGCCTCTGGGAGTGCTTTTTCTGCTACAAAGAATACGCAATTTTCTAGCAGATCTTTGTTAGATATATGCCTCCAAAATAACTGGATTTATGTGTGGATCAGAGCGAATATACACATACCGAAAGGGAAAACACACCCGCACAAAAGGAGGAAAACAAAATGACAACGATCGAAAGACTGGAAAAGAAATATGGAATCAAGGTAAGGAAAGACTTCTTCAGCTGGGAGAGCAACAAGCAGCTTTACAAGATGTACAGCGCGGACGGATGCCCTTGGGAAAATGGCCTGACGCTGAAGGGCCTCAGAGAAGAATGCAGGAGATGGGAAAAAGAGCTCCTTGAGATCAAGCAGGGAGTTGACGAGGCAAGAGCGAGAAGAGCGCAGGCATAAGCCAGGAACAAACCTGAGAGCAAGGCCCGGAAGGGGCCTGCTGCTCGTTATAGAGAATGATGATGGACCTGAAAGGGTCTTTTTTTATTGTCACTTTTGAGGCACGTATATGAAGAAACTAAAGAAATACAAACCAACACGGTTTAAAGCGAAGGATTCGGTTTATGACAAGGAACTGGCGGACTATGCAGTTGATTTTATTGAGTGTCTTTGTCATACAAAAGGGACCTGGGCTGGAAAGCCGTTCAAACTACTAGACTGGCAGGAGCAGATCATACGAGATCTCTTTGGGATCATCAAACCAAACGGATATAGGCAGTTCAATACAGCCTATGTAGAAATACCGAAGAAGAATGGAAAGAGCGAACTCGCTGCGGCGATCGCTCTTTTGCTTTGCTGCGGGGATGGAGAGCAGCGTGCAGAAATCTATGGCTGCGCTGCAGACAGGGGACAGGCAACGATTGTATTTGATGTTGCTGCAGATATGGTGCGGATGTGTCCTGCTCTTGAAAAGCGTTGCAAGATCCTGGCTTCGCAGAAACGTATCCTGTACCTGCCTACCAACTCCTTTTACCAGGTACTATCCGCTGAGGCTTATTCCAAGCACGGTTTCAATATTCACGGAGTTGTCTTCGATGAGCTGCATACGCAGCCGAACCGTAAACTCTTTGATGTGATGACAAAGGGATCCGGCGACGCGAGAATGCAGCCGCTGTACTTTCTTATTACAACAGCGGGCACTGATACGAACAGCATCTGCTACGAGACCCATCAAAAGGCGCTGGACATTATTGAGGGGAGAAAGAAGGACAGTACGTTTTATCCAGTGATCTACGGCGCCGGCAATGATGAGGACTGGACAGATCCCAAGACCTGGAAAAAGGCAAATCCTTCTCTTGGGGAGACGATCGGTATGGATAAGGTAAAAGCTGCATGTGACTCGGCAAGGCAAAATCCGGGAGAGGAGAATGCCTTCCGACAGCTGAGGTTAAACCAGTGGGTCAAACAGGCAGTACGCTGGATGCCAATGGAAAAATGGGATGCCTGTGCGTTTCCGGTCATACCCGAGGAGCTTGAGGGCCGCGTTTGCTATGGAGGACTGGATCTTTCCAGTACAACGGACCTTACTTCATTTTGTCTCGTTTTTCCTCCAGAGGATGAGGATGACAGGTATTATGTCCTTCCCTATTTCTGGCTTCCGGAGGAGACACTTCCGTTGAGAGTGAATCGTGACCACGTTCCCTATGACGTGTGGGAGCGGCGGGGATACATTCAAACGACGGAAGGAAATGTCGTTCACTACGGGTTTATCGAGAAATTCATCGAACATCTAGGAGAGCTCTATAACATCAGGGAGATTGCTTTTGACCGGTGGGGAGCTGTTCAGATGGTGCAGAACCTGGAAGGAATGGGCTTCACTGTAGTTCCTATGGGCCAGGGCTTTGCCTCAATGTCACCGCCGACGAAGGAACTGATGAAGCTGACACTGGAGAAGCGGATCGCTCATGGTGGGCATCCAGTCCTTCGCTGGAACATGGACAACATCTTTATTCGCACAGATCCGGCAGGAAATATCAAGGCGGATAAGGCGAAGAGTACAGAGAAGATCGACGGTGCAATTGCTTGCATCATGGCCCTCGACCGCGCGATTCGGTGTGGGAATGACACCAGTGAGAGTGTTTACGATACACGAGGGCTTCTTTTTTTGTAAACATGTGAAATCCATGATATCTTCTTATTGTAAAGATCTTTTATCTAAGAGGTATATGGAATGAATGATAAAGAAGTACATCAGTTATATGAACAAGGACTTAAAGAACTAAATTTCGACCAGTGTATGAAAGCAGTTGGTGTACTTTATGAAAAAGGACATCCAGATGCAGTTTGGCTCGAAGCAGAGGTTTTGTACTTACGCCAAGAATATGAAAACTGTCTGATTACAATTGGAAGACACCGAAAAAAGAATTCTTTCGAGTTAAATGAGTACTATCTGGCATGCCTATTAATGCTGGGACGTCACTTTGATCTTCGCTTAGAATTGAGCAATCTACAAAAATATCATATTAGTTGGCAATGTGCTGCATTCATAGATGCAATGATGCGGAAACGAGGAGAATCGTTACCTTCCGCTATTAAAGGGTATGATTATTCGAGTTCTCCATTTCAAAGGGTCCATTTAGAATTTGTAGTTCAGGAGATGATTGATTTATATGAGTTACAGGCTGATCAGATCCAATTGAAGTTAATAGGAGTTCTTAATCAAGGTTCAGGACAGGGCCCTGATTTGAAGGAGCGAATTGCGGCAATAAATATATCTGATAATAATATAACTATGCTCAAAAATGCCATTGAAAGCGAAAGACCTATTGATCCAAGTGTTATTGTGAATTTTTTTAAGAAATACTTTGGGCCGGGCTTGCAGGAAGAAAGACCTGATGGTAGAAAAGGTCAGCTGAGAGATGTACTAACTCTATTTAATCTTGAGAGGCGGTTGAGACTTTTTTCAGAGCTAGAGAAATCATTTAAGGAATATAAAGAGTCTTTAAGCTATGCAATAGAAAAGGGAAACCGGATTGCGGCAGGACATTTGAAAGAAATACTCTTTGATTTGGAGAGTACGTCTAATAATGAAGACTACATAGATATTATTGACTTCATTCGTAAAAGGCTAAAGAAATACTTCCCAGAAATGTTGCAAGATGAAGATCAAATACTAAAAGAATCAAGAGTATATCAGCTGCTTCATAACAAAACAAAACCCATGTATAAAGCAGCTTTATGGCAGCATAATATGGTTTCCCTGGACATGGATTATGGATTTAGAGATGCTGGAATGTACTGCCTTGCATATATTCGATTATTGGAATGCGAAATGAATCAAAAAGTATTCCCCATTATTGAGAATCATTATCATGAAATAGATGAAAAAGCGGCAGAATTATCATCTAAACAGAAGAATAAGCTGAATATAAGCAGATTCAATCCGGCTAGAAGCGATAAGGATGTAAAGCTAACAGCAGGCCAATGGAATAGTTTTCTTGATGCATTCAGAGCAGAAGAGTTTACAAAGATTACGCAAAGGAGTCCTGATTTTGCTAGTTTAATGTCTTGCATTATGAGAGAAGAAGTATTTAATGAATTGGGATATAACAAACTAACACAAGGAAGAATTGCGGATCTATTTGATCAGAATTTAATAGTGAAGAAGTATAGAAATCCGCCAGCACATACGAAATATGTCACAATTTCTATTGCAAACGAATGCAGAGGACATGTGGAAAATTGTATCATTGAATTGGCTGGTTATTACAAATAATAAAACAGATTATAAAAGCACCTTTAATCCGAGGTGCTTTTTATTGTTGCTTAGAAAGGACGGTGATCTTATATGGGAATCTTTAGCGGCTTATTCCGGTCCAGGGACAAACCCCAGAATAGTACCGCAGGAAGTGTTTACAGCTTTTTCATGGGAAGTAGCAGCTCCGGAAAAAGAGTCAATGAGCGTTCATCAATGCAAATGACGGCCGTGTACTCGTGTGTGCGGATCCTGTCAGAAGCTGTTGCGAGCCTACCGCTCCACGTGTACCGATACACAGAGACGGGTACGGAAAAGGCAATAGATCACTCCATATATACGCTCGTTCACGATGAGCCCAATCCCGAGATGACATCTTTTGTTTTCCGGGAGACGATGATGACCCATCTGCTCTTGTGGGGAAATGCTTATGCGCAGATCATCCGGAACGGGAAGGGAGAAGTCATTGCGCTGTATCCTCTGATGCCGGACCGCATGACGGTTGACCGTGATGAGCGGGGACAGCTTTATTACGAGTACACCGTGAGTAGCGACGACGCACCAATCAATACGGATTCAAAGGTGCGGATTTCTCCGAGCGATGTACTTCACATTCCTGGTCTTGGCTTTGATGGGCTTGTCGGATATTCACCGATCGCCATGGCCAAGAACGCCATCGGCCTTGCGATTGCAACAGAGGAGTACGGCAGTAAGTTCTTTGCAAACGGTGCGGCACCGAGCGGCGTCTTGGAGCATCCTGGCACGATTAAGGATCCGAGCCGCGTCAGGGAAAGCTGGCAGCAGACCTTTGGCGGATCCCACAATAGTAATAAGATCGCTGTTTTGGAAGAAGGGATGAAGTACACACCGATTTCCATCTCTCCCGAGCAGGCACAGTTTTTGGAAACCAGAAAATTTCAGATCAATGAGATAGCTCGAATTTTCCGCGTGCCTCCCCATATGGTGGGAGACCTGGAAAAGTCGAGTTTTTCTAATATTGAGCAGCAATCTCTGGAATTCGTGAAATACACACTGGATCCTTGGGTGATCCGGTGGGAACAGGCCTTGCACAGAGCGCTCCTTTCTGAGGAGGAGAAGAAGGACTACTTCTTCAAGTTTAACGTGGAAGGGCTTCTTCGCGGGGACTATGAGAGCCGAATGAACGGCTACGCTACTGCCAGGCAGAACGGCTGGATGAGCGCCAATGACATCCGACAGCTCGAGGACCTGGACCGGATCCCGGCGGAACTCGGTGGAGACCTGTATCTCGTCAACGGAAACATGGTACCGCTCACGGATGCCGGCGCTGCTTATAAGAATAAGAACGATACAGAAAAGGAGGAAGACCCTGATGAAGACACAGAAGAGGTTCTGGGAATGGAGGAATCAAGCCGACGCAGAAGGGGAACAGGAGCGGGTCCTTGAGCTGTACGGGACCATCGCGGAGCAGTCGTGGTTTGACGACGACGTGACACCGAAGATGTTTCACGATGAGCTCTTTGCAGGCTCCGGTCCGGTGACAATCTGGTTGAACTCTCCCGGTGGGGACTGCATCGCAGCAAGCCAGATCTATTCCATGCTGATGGATTACAAGGATGACGTCACCGTAAAGATTGACGGTATTGCAGCCAGTGCGGCTTCTGTCATCGCGATGGCGGGCACGAAGGTTCTGATGGCACCGACAGCCCTCATGATGATCCACAATCCCATGACGTTGGCTTATGGCAATCATGAGGATATGGAGAAAGCGATCGCCATGCTCGACGAGGTTAAGGAGAGCATTGTCAATGCCTATGAGATCAAGACGAGCCTGTCCCGGGCAAAGTTGTCTCACCTGATGGATTCAGAGACATGGATGAATGCGAACCGGGCCATCGAGCTTGGCTTTGCGGATGATCTCTTGAAGGATGAAAAAAGGTTGGAGGCGGAGATGCCTGCCTATTCTTTCTCCGGAAGAGAGACGGAGACGCATCTGATGAACCTGATGATTGCCCGTTGCAAACCGGCGGAAGTGGGGCCTCAGGTTACACCTGCGCAGGCGGCGGCCATACCTACTGCCAAAGAAAATGAAATTCCGCATAACAGCGGTACACCGATCGCCGAGCTCGAAAAGAGACTCGGCCTTATTAAACCCTAAGGAGGTAACGATCATGAGTAAGGTAAATGAACTTCGTTCAAAGAGAGCAAAAACATGGGAGCAGGCGAAGGCGTTTCTGGACTCCCACCGTGGTGAGAATGGTATTCTCTCCGCAGAAGACACGGAAACCTACGAGAGGATGGAGCAGGAGATCGTGGATCTCGGCCGCGAGATTGAACGTCAGGAGAGGCTGGACGCCATGGGTCGCGAAATGGAAGCGCCTCTGATGGCACCGCTCACCGCAAAGCCGGAGGGCAGGAAGAAGGATGAAAAGACAGGAACGGCATCCGACGCATACAGAGATGCTTTCTGGAATCAGGTCAGGTCCAGAAACGGCATCTCCTATGAGATCCGCAATGCTCTGTCCGAAGGTGTTGACAGCGAAGGCGGCTATCTCGTTCCGGATGAATTTGAGAGGACCCTCGTTCAGGCACTGGAGGAAGACAACGTGATCCGTGCCCACGCGCATGTATTCACGACTTCCAATGGTATCCACAAGATCCCCGTCGTCGCGACCAAGGGTGTAGCGAACTGGATCGATGAAGGTGCGGCCTACGGCGAGAGCGATGATGTTTTCGCACAGGAACAGATCGATGCGCATAAGGTCGGAACCCTTATCAAGGTATCTGAGGAACTTCTCGACGATTCTGCGTTTGATCTTCAGTCCTATATTTCCAAAGAGTTCACCCGCCGTATCGGCGCAAAGGAAGAGGAAGCCTTTATCGTCGGTGACGGAAGCAAGAAGCCTACCGGGCTTCTGCACGCAACGGCTGGCGCAGAAGTTGGCGTTACAGCCGCGGGAGCCGCAGCGATCACAGCCGATGAGCTGATCGATCTCTACTACAGCCTGAGGTCCCCTTATCGTAAGAAGGCGATCTGGGTACTCAATGACGGCACGGTGAGGGCGATCCGTAAGCTGAAGGACCAGACCGGCCAGTACCTGTGGCAGCCGGGCCTTCGTAACGGTGAACCGGATATGATTCTGGGTAAGCCGCTGTACACTTCCGCTTACATGCCTATCCTCGCAGCAGGCGCCAAGACCATCATGTTCGGCGACCTTTCCTACTATTGGATCGGCGACAGGAAGGGCATCACGTTCAAGCGTCTGAATGAGAGATATGCCGATTACGGTCAGATCGGGTTCCTCGCCAGTAAGCGCGTGGACGGTAAGCTGATCCTTCCGGAAGCAATCAAGGTGCTGCAGCAGAAGGCGACGTCCTAAGTTGATACAGAAAACTGATAAAGTGCGGTGCTCATAATGGGCACCGCATCTTCATTTATGGGAGGCAGAGATGATCATAACACTGGAAGAAATGAAGAATTACCTGCGGGTGGATCACGCTGATGATGATGCCCTGGTCGAGAGCCTCATCTCTTCCTCAGAGCGCCTCTGCATGGACGTAGCACGGATCGATAATATGGAGCGGTTCGAAGAGCAGGAGAATGCAAAGATTGCTGTGATGTATGCGGTCGCGTATCAGTATGAGCACCGGGAAGAGGCAGATCATAATCAGATGCTTTTGACTCTTCGCGCGCTTCTGTTTGGCATACGGGAAGGAGAGTATTTCTAATGGATATCGCAGCATTAAATGAGAGGGTGATGATTCAGGTAAACACTGTCGTCACAGACAAGTACGGAAATCACAAGAACACCTGGGAGGATTTCTTTTCCTGTTATGCAACGATCAGCGGAGAGAATGGTAATGAACAGGCCATCGTAGGGGAGACAGTAGAAGCCACGGATATGAATGTCACTGTCCGGTATTGCACTCAGACGGCTTCTGTAAGATCCACTACGCACCGTATTCTTTTCCGCAATGAGATCTACGATATTGTTGCAGTTGACCATCTGAATTACAAAAAGCGCGGGATTAAGTTACGCTGCCAGAAAGCGAGACGATAACATGTCAACGACAAAGATCAGTGTCGACCGGCTTGCAGATGCGGTGAATGACGCTCTCGAGGAATATTCTAAGCTCGCCGATGAGACCATGCGGAAAGCGGTGACGGATGCCGGCAAGACTGTGAGAAATTCCATCAAAGAAGGGGCGCCCGTAAAGTCTGGAAAGTATGCAAAGAGTTGGTCGGTCAAAAACACCAAGATGAACTCTCATGTACTTGAGGTAACTGTGTATTCAAGAAACAGGTATCAGCTTGCCCATCTTCTAGAACATGGCCATGCGAAAAGAAATGGTGGCAGGACAAGAGCTCAGGTTCATATAGCTCCGGCAGAAGAAAAGGGCATTGAGCAGCTGGAGGCGGATATCATAAGGGGGCTGTCGCATGGATAAACTATTAGAGATTATCAGGAAGATAGACATTCCCTCTGCTTATGATCATTTCGCGGAAGGAGAAGCCGTCGATCCTCCGTTCATTACTTACCTGATGCCAGGAAGCGATAACTTCGCGGCAGACGGGAAGGTCTATTACAAGATAAATGACGTGCATATCGAGCTTTACACCGACGCAAAGGACCCGGAGGTGGAAGGCACTGTAGAAGCCGTGCTGGATGAGTACGGTATTTTTTATGACAAAACCGAGGTGTGGATCGACACCGAGAAACTGTATGAGGTCCTGTATTCATTTCAAATGGAGGGCTAAAGACTATGGGAAATAAAATTAAATACAATCTGAAAAACGTTCATGTCGCAAAGCTCACAGAAACGGAAGAGAACGGCGTACGTTCTTACAACTATGCGACGCCCAGGGCGATTCCCGGTGCGGTCAGTCTCTCGCTGGATGCAGAAGGCGAGTCTACACCGTTTTACGCCGATGGTATCGTTTATTTCCGTTCTGTGACCAACAACGGTTATTCCGGAGACCTGGAGATGGCGCTGATCCCTGACTGGTTCAGGACGGAGATCCTGCAGGAAGCCCTTGACAAGAAAGGCGTCCTGGTCGAGAAGGTCACGACCAAGGAGAGCGTGAAGTTCGCGCTGCTTTTTGAGTTCGACGGAGACATCAACTGCATCCGCCACGTCATGTACAACTGCAGTTCTTCTCGTCCGTCCATCGAGTCGGAGACCAAGGAAGATACGATCGAGCCTGGAACCGAAAAGCTGACGATTGCAGCAGATCCGAGGGCGGACGGCCTTGTGAAGTCCAAGACTGGCGAGACAACGGATGCGACGACATACGCGAACTGGTACCAGTCCGTATACGTTCCTGATATCGAGGAGGAAGAGTGATGATAGAGCGCACGATCAATATTTCCGGTAAAGACGTACTGTTCCGATCCTCGGCTACAGTGCCGAGACTCTACCGGGCAAAATTCAAGAGGGACATCTTCAAGGATCTCTCGAAGCTGGAGAAGTCCTATAGTAAGAGGAAGAAGGGCGAGGAGGAACTGCAGATCGATGACCTGGAGATCTTTGAGAACGTGGCATACATCATGGCCTATCATGCGGATCCTTCCATCCCGAAGACGATCGACGAGTGGCTTGACCAGTTCGAGATGTTTTCAATCTATCAGGTGCTACCGCAGATCCTTGAGCTGTGGGGCGATAATCTGATGACGGATGTACAGTCAAAAAAAGGACTGGCAGAAGTGAGCGGGAAATGACCACGCCGCTGTTCCTTCTGCGATGCTGTGAGGTCGGGATCTCGATCCGGGATCTCGACCTTGTTACAATCGGGCTCGTGCTCGATATCTGGACAGAAAAGTCCAATGACGGCGTGAAATACAGGCGGATCGCAGAACAAAAAGATTTTGATTTATTTTAACGTTAAAAAAGTTGAATTGTCACAACTCAAAGAATATCCGCACTTTTCTGGATGTCCAATGCTAATAAGTTATCCGAAAATATGAAGAAGAGGCAAGAGAGATTTTTAATATACAAGACTATCTTATCGTACAAGCTTATAATGGACGCTCTTCTATAGACGGTTGAAATTGAATGATATATAATAGCGATTATATTATTTTCAGAAAATCGCTCACAACTAAAGACACGTAAGAGTGTGTTGAAATGGGGTGGGGTGGGGTGGTGAAGCACTATAAGAATAATTCTTTAAGTTTGTAGAAATATCGATTCACTAAAGGGGGATTGTGATGAATCCAGTCATAGTTTTTATTCTTATTTTGATATTTGTGATTATCGGATCTATTGGATTTCTTCAAGAATCTGGGGGTATAATTCTATTTTTTATTATATTGATTGCATTCATCTTGTATTTATTGTGGCTTCTCATCACAAATTTTGGCGCAACTGGAGTTGTAATAACAATTCTAATAATCACAATAGCTTTGGGTGCAGGTTATAAATATGCAAGTGTGTACGATTTAGATGTTAAAATATATAAAGTAACAGAAGATAGCAATTATCAAACAACAAAAAGAGAAGGTGTTGGAATTCGCTATTATAAAGATATTCCCGCAAACAGCACATTGGCATGGGTCTATCACACAAATAGTTATCCTAAAAGAGGGACATGGTATATTTGCTATGAGAACAGGGATACATATACAGAGATAACAGATTTTGATAAAGAAGGCGATGAGTGGCATACGGAATTTATCAAATCGATAACGTATAAAGAGTTTAAAAATGATTATTTGAAGTAACGCAAAAGCGTACGTATTGACTGATGTAATTACTTGAAAAGCATGTTAAAAAGATACTGCTTCGATGCTACTATCTATTTGCCCGGAAACCTCCGGGCTTTTTTTATGCTCGAAAGGAGGTGATGGGGTATGGCAAACAGGATAAAGGGAATCACAGTTGAGATCGGCGGCGACACTACAGGTCTGGATAAAGCATTGAAAGGTGTTAATTCTACGATCAAAACTACGCAGTCTTCATTGAAAGACGTAAATAAGCTCCTGAAACTGGATCCCGCTAATACCAACCTCGTCACCCAGAAGCAGAAGCTCCTGAAGGATGCGGTTAATGCCACCAAAGATAAACTGGAGGCGCTCAAGACCGCACAGGAGCAGGCAAGGCAGCAGCTGGAGGAAGGTACGCTCGGTAGGGACAAGTATGATGCCCTGCAGAGGGAAATCATAGAGACGGAAGAGGAGTTGCAGCGTCTGCAGCAGGAAGCGGAGACCACAAGCAGTGTTCTGTCCAAGATCGATGAGGCCGGAAAGAAGATCGAGAAAGCTGGGGATACGATCACAGGGGCAGGTAAGGCAGTTATGCCGGTGTCTACTGCTGTTGTAGGTCTCGGCGCTGTTTCCATCAAGACCTCAGCGGATTTCGATTCCTCAATGAGCCAGGTGGCTGCTGTATCCGGAGCGGTTGGAGAGGACTTTGACGCCCTCAGGGAAAAGGCTCGTGAGATGGGAGCCAAGACCAAGTTCTCTGCGTCTGAGGCAGCGGAAGCCATGAATTACATGGCCATGGCCGGCTGGAAGACAGAGGACATGCTTTCCGGTATCGAAGGTATCATGAATCTGGCTGCGGCATCAGGAGAGGACCTTGCAACCACGTCTGATATCGTGACGGATGCTCTGACTGCTTTTGGACTGACCGCGCAGGACTCCGGTCACTTCGCAGATCTTCTTGCAGCAGCCTCTTCCAATGCCAATACGAATGTTTCCATGATGGGTGAGACCTTCAAGTACTGCGCGCCGATCGCCGGGGCGCTGGGGTACACAGCGGAAGATACAGCAGAGGCAATCGGTCTTATGGCCAACGCAGGTATCAAGTCCTCCCAGGCTGGTACTTCCCTTCGCACTATAATGACAAGGCTTCAGGGAGAACTGGAGCTGTCCGGAGAAGCCCTCGGTGATGTGACGATCCAGACTGCGAACGCGGATGGATCCATGAGGGAGTTCTCGGATATCATCGCAGACTGCAGGGGTGCTTTCTCCAAGATGACGGAGTCCGAGAAAGCGGCGGCAGCGGAAACCCTGGTCGGCAAGAACGCCATGTCCGGGTTCCTGGCGCTGATGAACGCGGCGCCGGGAGACATCGAAAAGCTGGAGAGCGCTATCTCTACCTGCTCCGATGAGGTGGAAGGTTACAGCGGGGCGGCAGAGAAGATGGCAGCGGTCATGCAGGATAACCTGAACGGCCAGATCACGATATTAAAGTCACAGTTGCAGGAACTTGCGATCTCATTCGGTGATGCCCTGATGCCGGCTGTCCGGAAGGTCGTCACTGCGGTACAGGGATTCGTTGATAAGCTGAACGGCATGAGCGAAAGCCAGCGGAACACGATCCTCCGGATCGGCATGCTTGTGGCAGCGCTGGGACCATTTCTCGTGATACTCGGAACGTGTATCTCTAAGATCGGCATCGCCATGCAAGGCTTTGTAAAGCTCGCTGGAGCTTTGGGAAAACTGAAAGTAGCTGTGGGAAATGCCCATGGCGTACTTGGAAAGATTGGAGCAGCACTGGGAGGTGTATCCGCACCGGTGCTAGCTGTTGTAGCAGTGATCGCAGCCCTTGTGGCTGCGTTTTTGCATTTATGGAAAACAAACGAAGGATTCCGGGAAGCCATCATTGCGACCTGGGAGAAGATACGGTCCACAGTATCCACATTTGTGGAGGGGATAAAGCAGAGGATTTCTGCTCTTGGTTTCAGCTTCTCTGATGCAGCAAATTTCATTCACTTAATCTGGAACGGACTCTGCCAGTTCCTTGGTCCGATCTTCATCGGAGCCTTTAATACCATCGCCGTAAACATTGAGACGATCCTTGGTGTGATCACTGGGATCTTTGATGTATTCAGTGGGCTGTTCACAGGAAATTGGGATCTGTTGTGGCAAGGTGTCAGTGAGATCTTTTCTTCCATCTGGAATGGGATCACGGGGACATTCACTAATGTCACTAATACGATGAAGAACGTCTTGAACGTATTCCTTTCCTTCTTTGGAACCAATATCACGAATGTCCTGAATGCGGTGAAGGCTGTGGTGGTCTCGGTGCTGTCCTACATCAGGAGCTTTTTCTCCAATGCGTGGAGCAGTATCCGGAGCATTACCTCTTCCGTCTGGAACTCGATCAAAAGTGCGATCGTGCAGCCGATCGAGAGCGCGAGGGATGCGGTAAGGAATGCGATTGATAAGATCAAGGGATTCATGGACTTCGAGTGGAGCCTGCCTCACTTAAAGCTCCCTCATATCAGCGTTTCCGGCTCCGCGAATCCGCTGGACTGGTTAAAAGGCAGCGTTCCGCATTTTAGTGTGGACTGGTATAAGACCGGCGGTATCTTCAACTCGCCTTCCATCATCGGCGTAGGCGAGTCAGGATCAGAAGCTGTACTTCCTCTGGATGCCTTTTATTCCTACATGGACAGAGCTGTGAACAGGATCATCGCAGCAACATCTGGAGGAGGGAATGCGGCAGTCATTTATGAGGCGGTAAAAGCCGGTATGCAGAACGCGGATATCGGAATCAGCCTGAACGGACGTGAGTTTGGCAGAACACTTAAGGGAATGGGGGTGAGCCTTGCATGATCCTGAAATACATAAGTTCAAGAGGAAGAGAATTCTCTTTCATGAGCAGCGGACTTAAGGTGAAGGAGTCCAACTTTCATTCCTCGGGCTGGACGCCGGAGGGCAGGGAGATCGAGTACGGACTCAGGGTCAGCCGCTTTAAAAGAGAGCCGGTTACATACCAGGCGCAGCTGGTCCTTATGGGCACACAGGAGGAGAACTTCGCACTCCTTGATGCTTTCCATGACGCCAGAGTTTTTGACATCAGAAACAGAAGACCGGGAAAGGTCTACTGGAATTCGTATTATGCGGAATGCTATATCACCTCGATAGACCCTCAGCCGGATGAGTTCAGGCAGAAGGTAAACATCGAGGTGTATTGCCCATACCCTTTCTGGATAAAAGAGGAAGTAGTCAAGTTTTATGATTCCGCCTCTTATATGGATTCCGGCTTCCTGGATTATGAATATGACTATAACCACGACTATAAGGGCAGGACAGCCGGCGAAGGGAGGATCACAAACGATACCAGTGTCCCCTGCAAGATTAAGATCGTGATCTATGGGCCGGCAACAAACCCAAGGATCAGCATCGCAGGACAGTATTACAGCGTTTTCTGTACTCTGGTAGAAGGCGAGACTCTCACGATCGATCAGGTAAATGGGACGGTGATCCGGGAGACTGGTGAACTGGGAAGCAGAAAGAAGATCAATGAGTTCAATAACCGGAGTAAGGAAGAGAGCATCTTTACCCCGATCCCGATCGGACAGAGCCTAGTGAACTGGTCGGGAAAGTTCTACTTTGAGGTCACAATGTATAAGGAAAGGGATGAAGCAAAATGGAAAGAGTAATCCTTGCCAATGAGGCTCTGGCGGAAATCCGCTTCCTTGATCATGATATCGACCTGGATCTTGGAGATACAAACGACTTTGTGATCTATATTCCCTATCCGGAATGGGATGGAGCCTTGAAGCCGAGGATGTTTGCCTATGTTCCGGATACAGAATATGGAGGGATCATCCGCTCGATCAGAGGAAATACGAAGGAGGACCAGGTCCAGGTCACGGGAACCACATGGAGGGGGATGCTGGCCCAGCGCTTTATCTGTCCTGCTGTAGGAAATGACTACTTTACCGTATCGGGGGATCTGAACAGCTGCATCCGGACAGTATTGGGGAATACATTCAGGGGATTCTTTACCGTTTCGGAAAAGAGCACGGGAGTAAACCTGAACGGATATCAGTTTGAAAGGTACTGTTCGATGCTGGATGGCCTTACCAAAATGCTGCACAGCAAAGGATATAAATTAAAGATCCTCTATGAGCAGACACAGGAAGGAGGCCATGTAGTCCTGTCAGCTGAGCCGGTCAAAGACCTGTCAGATAAAGTTCAGATCTCCCAGGACTACCGGCTGGATTTCATCAGCAGGAAGGACTACGGGTTCGTCAACCACCTGATCTGCCTCGGATCCGGCCAGCTAAGCAACAGGACCGTTGTTGATCTTTATGCCAGCTTAAACAGAGAGATCAGTCAGACAAAGACGATGATAGGAGCAAATGAGGTCCAGGCTGTGTATGACTATCCAAACGCAGCGGACAGTAATGAGCTGATCCGTGAAGGGACAAAGCGCTTTAAGGAACTTATCAGCACGGATGAGATGGAGGTCTCTCTGGAAGGAGGATCTGATATCAATGTCGATATCGGGGATGTCATCGGCGGCCATGACTATATCACTGGGGTCGATGTAAAGGTAACAGTGACGAAGAAGGTCTTCAAGATCAATGGGGGCGTTTCTTCAATTGAGTATGGATTGGAGGAGATACAGTGAAGATCGTAACAGGATACAGGGGAGAACCCCATATCACAAGCCAGGACCACCAGAGTTTCTACCAGGGAGTGTTTGGGAGAGAGATGTACGTCCTTGGCACTGGAAATGAATTTGCGGCAACGCTCACGGATACCAACACGATCACAGTCAGTGACGGGGACGGGATCATGCAGGGCTGCCATTTCAGGATCGACCTCGGGGAAGAGGAAGAGATCGTAATGCCGCCGGGAAGTAGCGGCATGTATCGGAACGACCTTCTGGTCGCAAGGTATACGAAGGATGCGGAAACTGCTGTGGAGGATGTTCAGCTGGTATCGATCACCGGAACCCCGACAGAAGGAAGACCGGAACTTCCGAGCTATCACAGCGGCGAGATAGTGAACGGGGAAACCGTGGACTTCCCCTTATACAGAGTACATTTCAGCGGATTTACGATCGACGAGATCATACCGCTGTTTTTTATTCTGCCTTCGTTTGAGGCGGTCTATCAGAGCCATGAAGCACTGGCTGACAATGTAGATCAGGGCTTCGCAGCCGTAAATACGAGCATTACCCAAAAATACAACGCCCTGAATAACAGCATAAACCAGTTGCTGAACTGGAAGTTCCTTAAATCAGCTAATGGTACCGCATCAGTAACATTTCCGTTGTCTACTACTCATGAGATAGCAGTTGTAACAAAGATATCAGTGCTGAATGGCCATCCTGTCTATGCATCGAAGATCATTCCGGTAGTCTTTATAGATTCAGGCGGAGTTGAGTGTCTCTTTGTTACAAGATGGGGAAGTGAGTATAACGGCGACGTTGTCTGGATGGCCCGGAAAACCAGCAGCAATGTTATTATCTATCTTTATGTCGCGTATAACGGGACCACAAATGCCACGTCAGGCGCGACGACTTGGTACTACTACAGATAAGGAGGGAAAGATATGAAGGAGTTCTGGAACATGATACAGATCATTTTTACAGCTGTCGGAGGCTGGCTTGGGTATTTCCTGGGAGGCTGTGACGGTCTTCTCATAGCGCTGGTGGTGTTCTCTGTTACGGATTACATTACCGGCGTCATGTGCGCCATCGCTGACAAGAAACTGTCCAGCGAGATCGGATTCAAAGGGATCTGCAGAAAAGTCATTATATTCATGCTGGTGGGCATTGCCCACGTGCTTGATGTCAATGTGATCGCCACCGGGAGCGTGCTCCGGACGGCGGTCATTTTCTTTTATCTCTCCAATGAGGGCGTGAGCCTTTTGGAGAATGCGGCGCACCTGGGATTGCCTGTTCCCGAGAAGCTCAAGGATGTACTGGAGCAGCTCCACGACAGGGCTGAGAAGGAAAAGGAGGAAGAGTGATGGTGTATACGAACAGTAAGCTGGTAGTTCATACAAAACTGAGCCCCAACCATTCCGGACAAAGGACTCACAGCATCGATAGGATCTCGCCCCACTGCGTGGTGGGACAGGTGACTGCCGAGAGCCTGGGAAACCTCTTTGCACGCGCCTCCTATCAGGCGTCGAGCAACTACGGCATCGACAAGGATGGCCGTGTAGGCCTTTACGTGGAGGAGAAAAACCGTTCTTGGTGCACCTCGAGTAGTGCTAATGACCAGAGAGCAGTGACGATCGAATGCGCATCCGACACATCCAGTCCTTATCGGATGAATGATGTGGTATACCAGACGCTCATCAAGCTCTGCGCAGATATCTGCAGGCGGAACGGGAAGAAGAAATTGCTCTGGTTCGGGGACAAGAACAAGACCCTGAACTATTCTCCGGCATCTGACGAGATGGTCATCACGGTTCACCGCTGGTTTGCCAATAAAAGCTGTCCCGGAGACTGGCTCTATTCCAGGCTGGGCGATCTGGCAAACAAGGTCACGGCGGAGCTTGGCGGCAGCACAGAACCTGTTGAAACAAAGGTCATGCTCGGTAAGGGCGACCGGGGCAGCGCAGTAGAAGAGATGCAAAAGATGCTGATCGCCTGCGGATACTCCTGCGGCGATTGCGGAGCGGACGGTATCTTCGGTAACGATACGCTGAAGGCAGTCGAGGCATTCCAGAGGGCAGCAGGACTCTCTGTGGATGGTATCTACGGCCCTAAGTCAAAAGCGGCTCTGACTGCGCAGTATCAGAGCAGAGGGAAAACGGATACTAAGCCTTATACAGAAGCATTCATTGAGAAAGTAGCTCCCATGGCGCAGACAGACCAAAAGGTGAACGGTATCATTGCATCGGTCACCATAGCACAGGCGATCCTTGAATCCGGATGGGGACGCAGTGAGTTGGCCGTCAATGCTAACAACCTTTTCGGGATGAAAAAGTCGCTTTCTGGAAATACCTGGTCTGGCTCCACCTGGGACGGAAAGAGCGTATACAGCAAGGAGACAAAGGAAGTTTATTCTTCAGGCCCTGCAACTGTGCAGGCGGATTTCAGGGCATATAAGTCCTGGCAGGAATCGGTTAATGACCACTCTGCTTATTTACTGGGAGCGAAAAAAGACAGCGGTCTCCGATATGAGGGCTTGAAAGGCTGCACGGACTACCGGAAAGCGGCTCAGATCATCAAGGACGGTGGATACGCCACTAGCCCCACCTATGTCGATAAGCTCTGCAGCATAATCGAAGAGTGGAAACTCACGCAGTATGATACAGCTATCACACCTGCCAAGGTGGAAGAGAAGGCTAAAGCCTCCATGGCGATCACGATTTACGTGCCCGGATTCTCGACTAGCAAGAGCGATGAGCGACACGGCGATGGTATGGTGATCCACAGTGAGTCCGGCCAGACGCTCGTCATTGACGGCTTTGACGGCGGAGCACCTACCACGTCGCTGATCAGCTACCTGAAGAAACATAACTATAAGGATCTGCACCTGATGCTGTCCCATCCTCATTACGACCACTACAAAGGGCTTCGGATGATCATGGCGGACAGCTTTTTTAACATCAAAGTATTCTATTGCTATGATCCGGCGTCTATTAAACATGGTATCGGAAGCAGCGCCAACGGCAGGTCCGTCAAGGAGGACTATGACAACCTGAATGCCTGCATCAGCCAGGCGAAGGGGAGAGGTGCTGAGATCGACTACCTGGATACCGGAAGGTACGTGGTCATAGGTGATATCGAGTTCAAGGTATGGCGGAAGCAGCCCACACATTTCACTGATTTTGATGATGGAAATGCCTATGCCTTCACGAACGACGGATCTCTATGCTGCTTCTTTCCGAAGCTGAAGTTTCTCACAACAGGAGACGGACCGACAGATCTGAAGGATGCGATCGCATACTTTGGCGACAAGGTCTATGTACTGAAGATACCGCATCATGGAAACAGTTGCTCTAAGAGCAATGCCCAGGCAGCAAGAAACGCGGGATGCGTCATCGCCTTTGAAACAAACATCGAATCAAAGGGACCTGGCACCACTGGATTTACTGCTTATGGTGCCAGACGTCTTGTTGAGCAGGGCGTGAAGGTATTGATGCAGAACGCCGAGATCATCATGACCGCCGCAGCTGGGAAGCTGTCAGTTAGGCAGGGTGGAAGCGTGTGGACCTTTGATATTCCTTACAACGGAAAACCTGCTCAGTTCTATCGTGTCAGAAAGACCTGGCAGAATGCGAGTTCTCAGATTGGCGCGTACAGCATCCTTGCCAATGCAAAGGCTGCCGCCGATAAGGCCGGAAGTGCATATGGAGTGTTCGACTGGAATGGGAAAGAGGTTTACCGGCCAATTGGACCGAAGGTTCCCTACCTCGTAAGAGTGAAGAGCGAGATCGAGATCCGCAAAGGTCCCGGTACATCTTACGGAAAAGCACGCAAAAAGTGTCCTGTCGGGATCTTCACGATCGTTGAAGTGAAGGACGAATGGGGAAGGCTCAAAAGCGGAGCTGGATGGGTCCAGTTGAGTAAGACGCAGAAAATGTAATTGAAGGAAAGCCTGTGGGCTGTACCGGAATGATACGGTTCACAGGTTTTTTTACGCGGATAAAATCAGTTGTGAAAATTTGTTGTGGGCAGGCAGCCTACCGTTCGCGTGTGGGATGAAGGTAGAATAATAAGTATAATAGCCATGATAGGAACTTAATTGGAGAATATGTTGTATACTTATATGTAATAGGCATTTTTGATTAATACGAGGAGGTAAAAATGGGTATTATAGCGATTATTCTATTGGTTCTTGATATAAGAGCATGCTTTACTATCTATTCACGGTCGAAAAAAAGCGTAGAAGAACATGTTCTCATAGATGGAACCTATTATACGAAGGTGGTATGGGTGATAATTGCGTCTATTCTATGTAACATCCTTATTCTAATGATAGCTATAGGCGATAGTATACTCTTATATGATTTGACATTATTTTATGTTTTCACTATTGCATTGAGCGTATTGATTGAGGTTCTATTGTACTTAGGAAAGAATCGTGATAAAAAGGCTCGGGAATTACAAATAGAAGTTGAAGAAATGGAAAAGCAGCGCAAACTTGCTAAAGAAGAAGAAGAACGTAAAAAACAAGAACGTCATAAACGCATAATAAAACTCGCAGAACAGCAAGGATGCTATTATACCTTGAGTAAACTGTATGAGGAGAGGGCAGATGTTCTTCGTCAGTATGCATTAGAGTCGCTGACTGGTTATCAGCTATATGAAAAAAAGGAGAGCGCAACGCTTAATGGCGTTGTTGGCTCAAAGCTGGGAGGTCCTGTCCTGGGAGCAGCGGCATATGCTACTTCGAGTTTAAAAAATAATGCAGTTGATGCCTATAATGAAGGAGTAAGAAAGAATAATATTGCTACAGATATAAAAGTAGAAGGGCTAAAGGCGAGATTAGATGAACTTGATAAGAAGATAAGCGAAATGGAAGAGGAAATACTAAGAAAAGGAAACGCAGAATAACCAGAGGTTCCGAATTCCCGGATTGGTTCGAGCACGTGTACAAAAAGGAGTATAGACGCAGACACAAGCGGCTGTTGGGGAATGACGATGAGTTACGAATTTTAACCAGAGATATAGACGATAGTTTTGACTTATTAAATAACGACATACAGGAAGCAATTGACAGTATGGACCGACAGCAGAGGAAGGCGGAGTATGTTCAGTAAGTCTGATCTGGAATATCTGAAGCAGTCACCTTATGACATTGTACTACTCAATAATCACGATGTCACAATACATAGCACCGTAACAGGACACGACTGGATCATCGTTTCAAGCTACGGTGTGGCAGATTGTTATATCTTACATCGGCATTCCGGGAGATATTCGTATCATAGACAAGAAGGAGCCTATAAATCCCTCAAAGATGCTCTTATATACATTGATCAGCATGAGGAGTGGTTTGTAAATCACAAAATGAAGTCAAAGAATAGTACGGATTGATTATTGTTTACTGTTTTGATAGCAGGGCCGTATAAAGAAGGCAAAGTCCATTGCCATACAGTGTAACTGCTCATCAGAGTAAAGTGTTTTGTCTAATCGGGAATCTAGAATCTTTCTTGATCTATCGTCTTGCCTGAGTACAGCGCTGATTTCATCCATCAAAGTGAATTGATGCATCATCTTATTGACTTCAGAATCTCTTCTTGAAGTATAAGGTAGACCAATTTCCGAAGATACTGTTTGCGCAACGGAGTATTTATAAAAATAGTACTTGTCTGGATACATGAGCCATAAGTAAGTACTGACGGCATTCAGTGTTTGATCATTTCTACTGAAGTATCCGCCTTCATATTGTGTTCGAATTTGTTCGGCTTCATCTGAGAACTTTACTGCCCTGCTAGAAACATCGACGTTCTCGTCAAATAAGGATATAAAAATGGATCTGACGTAAGACGGATTTCTTTGCGCTAAATCTACAATCATTGCACGGGGATAGAACCTGGTATGATTTAAAAGATAGTCTGCGTCAACCGTGGCGTCGTTAAGCATTTGAGAAAAATCGGAAGCGTCAGGATCCCATCGTTCCTGAAATGTTTGAACTGCTTTCCATAAGTATTTCTCTTTCTCCCATCTAGCTGGAAACTGATCGAAATACCTATCAAGCCATGTGGAAAAAGCACCAGATGCAGGATTTTTGGTAACAGAAGCTAAAGGCTGATGCGTGTCTTCAGAAGTTACAGGATCTAAACTAGTGTCTTCGATGCGCAGGTAGTCTTGTATAAAAGAATCTGGAATCGGAAAAATCAAATCCTTTTCGCGGTCGTCAAAAGACACGTAAAGATTATCAGATGATATTTTTGAGATAATACCGGTACCATATTCTTTATGCACAACTTTTGTTCCAGGAACAAGTAGTTCATTTGCGAATTTATCATTATTAGTCATATTGTCGTCCTTTGGTAGTTGAATATCATCGTTTATAGGAAGATTGTAAATGAAACTCTATTCAATTTCATTATTCTTTTGAAAGAAGGAATTGTATTTATCAAAATAATAGAACAAACAAATGCCCGTGGCGAAATGCTGCGGGCTTTCTTTTTTGGCACATCCATCCAATCATTACTAGATTAAGGGGGGATTTAACTTGCTATAGTTGGGGCACAGAGCTAACATGTGACACTAATAGGAGAAAATTGATATGAAAATAAATGTGATTGAACGCACAAAGAAGAAAACCAGGATTAGGGCGTGTGCATATGCACGTGTATCGACAATTCAGGATGAGCAAGAGAACTCTCTTGAAAACCAAATCGCTCATTACGAGGAACTGATCCGGTCAAATTCGTCATATGAGTTTGCTGGCATTTATCACGATTTTGGCGTCTCGGGATTTAAGGAAAAGCGACCAGGGTTTCAAAAAATGATGGAAGATGCCAAGGCTGGAAAATTTGATCTCATCATTACAAAATCCATATCAAGATTTGCAAGAAACACCGATACCCTCTTAAAAGCTGTAAGAGAGCTGAAAGAGCAGGGCATCGGTGTTTTCTTTGAATTGCAGCACATTAATACATTGGAATCTTCTGGTGAACTGATGCTTACCGTGGTCGGCGCATTTGCTCAAGCTGAAAGTGAGAATTATCGCCAGTTGTCCCAGATGGTCTATGCACGAAAATATCAAGCTGGCATTCCTGTACAGTACTTAGAGAAGTCATTTGGATATATGTTGGATGAGGATGGCGAGTATATTCCAGATCCAAAGGAAGCACCTTGGGTAAAGGAAATATTTCAGCTGTATGCTGAAGGTTATAATCTAGGGCAGATATCCCGATATCTTAACGAACAAGGAATAAAAACAAAGAAAGGCGCAAGGTTTTCTTGTAATACCGTGTTGCAGATATTGGAGAATACTATTTATATCGGTGATTATATAATGCACAAATACTATGTGAATGATAACAGGAAGCTGGTCAGAAATAACGGTGAAGTGGATGCTTGGTATGTGAAGAACGATCATGTTCCACTTATCACAAGGAAGCTTTGGAATGCTGTCCATGAAAGAATGAAGGAGAAGAGAGTGTATCTTGCTACAGGTTCTATTGTTGGTGATCTTAATGAGGAAAACTATCCCTACATGCATAAGCTATTTTGTGCTGAGTGCGGGTACCCGCTATACCGAAGAGTCTATTCAAATGGGAATCGCGTGAGCTGGGGGTGTAGTGGGCAAAAAAGATATACAAAAGAATTTTGCAACGGAATCAATGTGCCGGACTGTGTCATCCGAGACTGGACTGACATATCCGGCAATATTTATGTAAGAAAAGAAGTAGACGATCTGGGAAAAGCAACATTTAAATACGTTCGAGAGTCTACTTGGAAGAAAACGCATAAGCAAAGAGCTCCAAAGATTAGAAAACCAGAAATAAATAATGAGAACTATCCGTATAAGAAATACCTGCATTGTGCAGGGTGCGGATCGGTGCTGACTCGTTATATACAAGGAACAAATAGAAAGGTGGTTTGGATCTGCAGCGGCTATAAGCACAAGGGAAAGACCTTTTGTAGCGGCGTCAGAGTCCCGGATGAGGTTATCAGGAGAGCGGCAGATAAGATCACACAAGATATCTATATCAGAAAGGGAAGTGGACATGAGAAGACAGGTTACAGTTATACCAGCAACTGGAGGCGGCAGAACCAGGAAAAAGAGCAGCGTAAATCAAAATAGAAAGATCCGCGTAGCTGCTTACTGTAGAGTATCTACAGAACAAGAGGAGCAGCTCAATTCGTTTGAGAGCCAGGTAGAATACTACACTAAATATATCGGAGATAGACCTGAATATCAGATGATTGACATATATGCGGATGAAGGAATTAGTGGTACAAATACCAAAAAACGTGAAGGCTTTAACCGTATGATCGAAGACTGTAAGTCAGGCAAAATTGATCTCGTGATTACAAAATCTATCTCGAGGTTTGCCAGGAACACCCAGGATTGCTTGTATTATTCACGTATGCTCAAAAACCAGGGGATAGGTATTATCTTTGAGAAGGAAGGAATAAGCACAATGGACGCAAGCGGAGAGCTCCTCTTTACGATCCTCAGCTCTTTGGCCCAAGAGGAGTCCAGAAATATATCAGAGAACTGTACATGGGGAATTCGACATAATTTCCAACGTGGAATCGTTCACTTTAACACGACTGGATTTATGGGTTATGATTCAGATGAGGAAGGTAATATTATTATTAATCAGGAGCAGGCAATGATTGTTCGTCGAGTTTTTCGCGAATTTGAAGAGGGTTGGACTCCAAATGAGATCGCTAAGCATCTCAATGAAGAGAAGATCAATGGTGTAAAAGGAAAGCCTGCGTGGAATGGAGCTACGATTCGCGGAATGTTAACTAATGAAAAATATAAGGGTGATGCCAGGTTACAGAAAACATTTACGGCAGATTACCTCACCAAGAAAAGGTTAAAGAATGAGGGCCAGGTTGAGCAATACTATGTTGAAGACTCTCACAAGGGAATAATTCCCAAAACGGAGTGGGAAGCTGTGCAAATGGAACTGGATAGAAGAACAAATTATTGCAAAGAAGTCGGACTTTCATCTTTCGGAATGGCATCGGTGGATAGTCCATTTGTTTCCAGGTTGGTTTGTGCGCATTGTGGAGCTGCTTACGGCAGAAAATGCTGGAGAAGCCGTCATCAGTTTTATTGGACTTGCCGGAATAGAGAAGCGAAGAACGGACATATCTGTCATGCAGATAATGTCAATGAAGAAGTGCTTCAGAAAGTATTTATTATCGCATGGAATGGCATAGTGAAGAGTCGAGATAAGATGCTTCCTACATGGGAGGCTATGAAAGAAGCAGTTAATCCTCTACAGATGATGCGGGCGCAGCAAATGATTGAGTTAACAGAAGAAGGACTTTTAACATGTCTGGTACCAGAGTTAACGCGAATGGTACTAGAGCGAATCATCATTCATAGTAAAACACATTTCACAGTCAAATTTTTGGATAGTACATCAAAAGAAGTATGTATTCTTTAATGTTGGATTGTTTTTGGCACACCTCAAACGGGTGTGCCTCTTTTTTATTGTAATGAAGTAAGAGCGTGATAAAATTTATACTGGATGAATTATTAAAATGCAAGAGGCAACACTGAGGTTATCATGAAGTACATATTTTAAGTTCGAAAGAATTTCGAATTATAGATATTTTTAGAAAATATTTAGGCTGTATAAAAGAAGGGATTCATCATGGATGAACGAAGAGATAGCAAGGCGTGGATGTATTATCTGAGTACACATTTCTTGAGTAGAGAAGAATTCAGAAAGGCTTGTGATAGTACTAGAGAAGGAAAAAAATATAGTTTTACTTTGTCGTCCATGGGCATGACTATGGAAAAAGGGGATGAGATTTATATAAATAATTTAATCTCGTCTGACGACTCTCCCCACGGTGTTTATGGTCACGGTATTGTTAGTTGGTATAATGGGTCGGACATAACTGTCGAATTTGATCGTATCTTAGATGTTAACAGAGAAAAGATATTAATGGAAAACCTTCCTGAATTTTGGGATTATGTTGACTCAAACCCAAGATCAACTAACAAAGTACGAGCTATAAGATCTGACGCCCTTAAAATCATTAATGAAGAGTGGGAAAAAACCATAAAGTGGCACGATACCTTTGGCATTATTGAAATGGCTTCATTTCTTAGAAACTATGGAGGAGAATCCTATATTTCTCCGGATAAAGCTGGAGATTCTGCTAACAAAATGAAGGAGATAAAACAAAGAGGCGATGATGCAAGGCAGATATTTATTTCTTTTGGCAAAGAATTTATAAAGGATACGCCAGAATTGGAAATTGTATCCTGTGACAATTGGTTATCAGATGACCAGGTAGTTCAAGATTTCTTTAAAATTGATATTAAGAGTAAGAAATTCAAAAATTCGCCTGAGAAAATATCGCTTTTATTTCAACAATCAATTTCGGATTTATATAAGTGTTCATTCAGATTAAGTACTTATTTAGATCTTAAAAGCATAGAGCCTACAAGAGCGCTTTCTTTCCTAAAAAAAGAACAATTTGGCGATTTGTTTTATGAGGCATATGATAACAATGGAAAGTGTATACCCATAAAAGCAGGAAACTCTTTAAACAAGCTAATAAATAGAAAAATTGCGAAAATTGTAGTCTCTGTTGAATTGGAAAATAGCACGTATAAAAGCTTTGAAGATTATGATTATTTTAAAGGATTTTTAGAGGATTTCAAAGAGTTTTATCAGAACATCATTCAGATGAATGATTGGTGGCCAAGCCTGACAGAATATGATCCAGGAATCTCAGCTGAGCAGTATAAAAAGATGTTCACTACAGAAAGTGTCGTCAAGAGTGCTTGGTTAGAATCCATTTATGAGTTGTATAAAATGCCAGAACATACCGCATCTTGTAAGCAATTAGGAGATCGATATGGTTATTCGCCATCGCATTACATCAGCTATTTTTCTAGTGCTGGTGCTAGGATAATGAAGGAAGCCGGAGTTGATAGTCCAGAAAATGATGAAAATTCAAAGTATTGGCCTGTTTTATATCAGGGTAAAAGTACGAAAAATGGAGAGAACATAGGGTATTTGTATAGGCTTCGGCAGCCAGTGAAAGAAGCGATTGAAATGCTGATCAAAGAAGGTGCTTTTGATGTGAAGGAGAATGGCATTATGGTTCAATTTGATCATAACCTTATTTTGTATGGACCTCCGGGTACAGGAAAAACATACCACTCAGTTATATATGCTGTTGCGATTTGCGATGGAAAAACCATCAAAGAAGTTGAAAAGAACTCCTACGGAGAAATTCTTCAAAGATATAAAGAACTCAAAGAAGAGGGCAGAATCGCATTTACTACGTTCCATCAGTCCTATGGATATGAGGAATTCATAGAAGGCATAAAACCGAAATTGGATTCGGATAGTGATACTATTGGTTACACCATAGAGGATGGAGTTTTTAAACAGTTTTGTAAAAGAGCTAAGGCCTTAAAGGTACAGGCAGCGGGCGATCAATTGATGAAAGCACAACCGCGAATTTGGGGAATGATTTTAGGTGGAACAGGCCAGACAAAGATTAAACGGGAATGCTTTGAGAAGAATGAAATTCGCATTAGTTGGGATAATATTGATGATTCCGAGATAGAGGGCGACCTGCTTAGCGATTCCAATTCATCCTGGCAAGGAAAGCACATGGTATATGATTTCAAATATACAATGGAAATTGGCGATATCGTTGTGATTGAGAAGAGTATTACCAGTATTGATGCGATAGGTATTGTCACAGGTGAATACAAATACGATAAGTCTCAAGACGAATACCCAAGAAGCAGAAGTGTTAAGTGGCTTGTAAAAGATATTGATCAAGATATGGTCCAATTTCTGCCAAACGGAAGAAAGCAGTTATCGAGGTTTTCTCTGTTCGCTTTTGACTATATCGGAATGGATGTGATATCTCAGATTTTGAATGAAAACACAACCGAACCTGTATTAGATGTGGAGCAGGAGACAAAGCCTTATGTTTTCATTATCGATGAGATTAATCGCGGCAATATTTCTAAGATATTTGGTGAGCTGATTACACTTATCGAAGATACAAAACGGGCAGGTGCATCCGAAGCTATGGAAGCAACATTGCCGTATTCAGGGGAAGCGTTCTCAGTTCCGAAGAATGTCTATATTCTCGGTACAATGAATACTGCTGATCGTTCAATTGCGCTTATGGATACAGCGCTCAGAAGAAGATTTGAGTTTGCTGAGATGATGCCGAACACAGAAGTATTAAAGAGCCTAGGCATTGGTAAAATTGCAATAGGTAATGACATACTCAATGTGGCAAGGATGCTGGATATAATCAATGAGCGTATTGAATATCTTTTTGACCGAGAGCATACCATCGGACATGCATTCTTTACAAAGCTGGCAGAGGATCCTTCTATTGAAACTCTGGCAGGCATATTTGAGAAGAATGTGATTCCTTTATTGCAAGAATACTTCTATGAAGACTATGAGAAGATCCAACTGGTACTTGGAGATAATAGTAAAGAAGATGAGTTTAAGTTTGTTTTGGATCGTAACGTAAAGGTGAAAGATATATTTAACGGAAATCCGGACATTGATCTTCCGGAAAAAGGTTACATGGTACAGCATGAAGCATTCCTGAAACTGGAAAGCTATAAACAGATTGGTAAGGACTTGTAATATGAAAAAACTACTGGAGGTAAGGGAATTCGAGAAGATTTCCTGTAACCCGGATTTCAAAAATGAATACGCTTACCTTCCAGAGCCAATCTTTAAGGATTTAGAAGAATTTATCCATGCCTTCGCTGGAGATGAGGAGTATGCGGACGCGTTGGAATTCCTAAAGATTAGTTTCCGAAGAAATGTAGGCGACATTATCTCGGTGAACAATTATGTAGGCCTGATCCAGATGCATAATGGATATCAGGTCCAGGTTCTACCCAAAATTGACTTTGGGAGCAATCCGGATAGTAAGAATGAAGAGACGAAGCGAGTATTTCTCCGTATGCTACGCACCATGAAAGACTTCCCCAGTAAGGTCTTTAATGAAGCGAATTTAAAGATGGATCGAATGACTCTCTATGAGATCTTCATTAATATGTACTTGCAGGAAGTGCGCATCCTTGTAAAGCATGGGATTAAATCTGCCTATATTGGGAGAGAAGACAACCTGAGCTTTTATAAAGGTAAGCTGGTTGTGAATGAGCACATAAAACAGAACTCAGCTCATGGCGAGAGATTCTATGTCCATTATGATGAGTATCTTGTTGATAGGGCTGAGAACCGTCTTGTGAAGGCCACACTTCTAAAGCTGCAAAGCATAACAAGTAGCGCAGAAAACCAGAAGGAAATCCGGCAGCTTCTCACTGCATTTGAAATGGTGAAGCCGTCTATAAATCATCAGAAGAACTTTTCAAAGGTTGTGATAGACCGGAACACTAAAGACTATGATATGCTAATGCGCTGGTCAAAGGTATTCCTCTTGAACAAGAGCTTTACAACATTCTCTGGTGGTACAAACGCACGAGCGCTACTCTTTCCAATGGAAAAGGTGTTCGAATCGTACGTCGCTCAGCAACTTAAGAAGGTGCTTGTGGATCTGGAATGGGAAGTGTCGAGTCAGGATAAAGGGTATTATCTGTTTGATTCACCGCGACAATTTGCGCTACGACCGGATATTGTAATTACTCGGGAAGATGGATCGAGGATCATATTGGATACAAAGTGGAAATATTTAGTGGATAAACCTCGGATCAATTATGGCATTTCACAGGCAGACATGTACCAGATGTATGCATATGCAAAGAAGTATGAAACATCTGAGATATGGCTTCTATATCCGGTAAATCCTGAAATGAGAAACCACACGGACATAGCATTTCGTAGCGACGATGGAGTTAATGTCCGGATTTTCTTTGTAGATGTTGCAAATATAGAGAATAATCTCCTAAGACTAAGAGATCTGCTTACAGAAAGAGAGACAGAATGGCAATATATCTTGTGAATCAGGGGAAAACATATAAATATGAAAGAGCGGGTGGCTATATTTGGTCGCCGAAACTAAATAAAGCCGGACGCCAGAATAGAGGATATACTTTAATGAAGGAAGTTCGGAAAGGGGACTTCCTTATTCACAATTCTGGCGGAAAATTGTCCGCTATCAGTGTGGTAAAAGAAGACTGTAAATCTGGTGGTCAGCCGAAAGAGCTCAAGAATGGGCAGAATGAATATGATTGGGATGACGACGGCTGGGTTATCTATACTCAGTATTATGACTTCACCACACCTTTGATCAATTCAGATTTAACTACGTGGGCGGTTCAGAATTATAAGGCAGATAGTGCCTTCCAGGTAGATGGAAAGCTCCGGCTACAGTATCTTTGTAATTTGGCCAACTCTCATGCGGAGTTTTTGATCAAAAGGGCACTGGGGTTTGAGAAAAAAGATGAAGTGATCAAGGTTTTACAGTCCGCTTTAAAAGAAGTGGATCCCACGGCATCAGTAGTTGCTGCTGCACCGGTTGAGGAGCCCAAAGAGGAAGAGGCACCTATTGCTGCACCGGAAGAAACAGTCTTTGACCCAAATTCGATTAAGGAAACTTCCACTGTTTATCACAAAGTATACGGTGAGGGCATTGTGAGTCAAATAACTGATGAGGAAATATACGTGAAATTTGGAGAAAAGCAGAGAATATTCCAACACCCAGACGCTTTTGAAAAGGGGTGGTTGACACTTTAGTATATAAGATGGGTAAATGATGACTCTGATAATCGATAGTACGCTGATATAAATCTGCTACTGCAATTCCCAATGATATTAAAAAACAAACATATGCCGATTATATTGAATCCGATCTGGATATAGTTTTCAATTATGAATCAAGCAAAGTTTATGATGAATAAAATTTACAAAATCTCCAGGTAATGTGGTTACATATCAATACTATGGATGGGGTGGGTTATAAAGTAATGAGAAAAAGGATACAAACGATCTTCTTAGTAGTTCTGTTGACAACTAGCATATTGGCAGGTTGCGCAAATAAACAAAAACCTACAGAAACAATTGCAGGTGAATCAGAGAAAACGGAAATAAACTATGAAAATGATGTATCGATTCTCAATAGAGTTTCTGAAACAAAAGTGGATGGGCCAGACGCTGCGCTTCAAGCAATAGAAGAAGTGTCAGAACAATTGGGAATTAGTAATGCTTCTAAAGAATTGTCATTTTCGAAAGAAGATCAAGTTTTTGACAATAAATACTATACTTTTGAACAAAAATATGAAGGTATACCCGTTTATGGGCGGAAAGAAGTAGTCGCTGCAGACGGTAAAGGAACTGTATTAACGGTGGCTGGAAATTATGTCAATTTTTCAAAATTAGAGACTTCTCCCAGAATAAAAGAAGAAAAAGCGTATGAAGTTGTATTTGAGTATTACGGAGAAGATGCAGACATATATAGTAACGGCTTGGTGATTTATTCGTTAAATGATATTATGCCGCAGCTCTCGTGGGATTTGATAGTTAGGACGGAACAACTTGATGAGGAGTGTATAGTATCAGCAATCAATGGAGAAATACTATTTACTAATTCTCTTGTTTCATACAATGAGATCAAGGGAGTAGGAGAAGATGTAGATAATAATATTGATGTTTTTAATGTCGTATTTGAAGACGGCCATTATGTGATGAAGGATAATGAAAGATATATTTTCATGTATGACGCAGGAAATAGTAACCTGCATTATGAATTTGTATTACAAGATTCTAATGGTAACATATATAAAATAAAGAAGAACAATCACATCGTCGATGCGAAAGGGAAAAAAGTTGATTTTAGAGATGATGGTAAGATATATGATGAGAAAGGCAATTATCTCGGCGAGGATTTAGAATGGGCAATTGAAGCAGGCACATCAAGTATATTTACGAAATTGAAACCGATAGTAAATGATATAAATATATGGGACAACAAAAAAGCAGTTACTGTGTATTCACGTTTAGAAAAAATATACGACATGTGGCTGTCTGAATTTCAATGCCGTGGATACAATGATAAAAATGGGACTGTATATGCAGTATGTAATGATAATAAAGAGGGAGAAACAAATGCATATTCATATAGTAGGCAAGATGGTGATGTACTTCTTCTTAGTTTTGGAACCAATAACTCTTTAGCTATAGATACAATTGGTCATGAATATATGCATGGTATTATAAGAAACCGCTGTAACTTAAATGGCAAGGGGGAGTCTGGAGCTATAGACGAGGGACTCGCTGATGTATTTGGTGAAATAGCTGAAGATTGGCTAAAGAATAATAAATTTGATGGAGACTGCGATTGGATTCATTCTGGTTTAAGAAGTGCTAATTCTCCCAACCAAAGCCCAAAAAATAAAAAGTATCCAGACACATACAAAGGTAAATATTGGAAAAAAACGGATAATCCAAATACTTTTAATGATAAAGGAGGAGTTCACACTAATTGTACAGTTATTTCTCATATCGCATATTCATTGAGTACAGGAATTAATGGTGATAAACGCTTTAAACCATTAAGTATGTTACAGATAGGAGAATTATTCTATAAAACGCTCTATTTTATACCAGAGGATTGTTCATTTAGTGAATTAAGAGAGTTTACTGAAGCTATTGCGGACATCATGCATGATCAAGGAGAATTGACAAAAGAACAAAGAGACTGTGTTTCGTATGCTTTTTTTAAAGCTAATATATCAAGAACGGCTGTTCCGGTTGGAAAGATCCTTCGATTAAAGGTAATTCCAGATAACGGCGACGAAAATGGTTATAGTGATTATACTCTTTACGTCACAGATAGTGCCAATAATAAAAGGACTTTCAACGGAACTGATATTCACAATAAAGGAGTTTTATTCCCTCATAATGGAGAGTACAAACTTCAGATTGTTGACAATAAGTATAAGAATAACATCATTTCAATTAATGTAAGGGTATATGAAAAAGGAGGGAAAGAAGAAATTAAGCTATATACAGCCTTTGGAGTTGAAAAGAGTAGCGATGCTTGGGAAATAATTATAGATAATAACTACGAAGAATACGTTAACAACATGGAAATTCCAGTTGATATTTATACTTACTTCCATCACTATTCTGACTCAAAGAAAGTAGACATAAACGATCCCTATACTTTTTGGATGATGCTTTCATTTTACGCCACAATGCAAATGGATGACGAAACGTATCCAAGTGGCAGCAGGCTTGCAGAAAGATATCTGGATGATGAATATGGACAAATGCTGATCTTATCTGAAGAAGAGGTACGAGATGCCGTAAATACCATGATGCCGGGAATCACAGAATACCCGTCTTTCCCGAATTCACAACACTTACATTACTACGAAAAGGATGGGAATTATTATTTACCTTTGATTGATCTTGATACAGAATCAACTAGAATGACTGATATAAAGATTAATGACGATGGAACAGCAACTGCAACAGCGGAAGCATTTTCATTTCGAACGAATGAGGTTTATGAAACTTATCAGGTTAACCTAATAAGAAATGACAAGATAAACCTTGATTCACCAGAACCTTATCCGTTTGGTATTGAATCAATTAGAACTTTTAACTCTCAGGATAGTATCACTCAAGATATTTCTGCGAAAAACTACGATTCATACAAAAATGTGATTAATACTCTGGAAAACGAGTATGGCTCTTTAACTTTAACAATACATGAAGAACGGTATTCGCAATTTAATGATAGTTTAGAAAACGTAGCGGAAGCAAATGGTCTATGTTACTTATCGTTGATCGATTTTAATAATGATGGAATAAAGGAGCTGCTTGCTGTTGTAAAACATGAAAATGATCAAGAGTATACAGTTATGGTTTTTACGGAAGAGAAAGGCCAAGCTGTAAAACTATTATCATCCACAAAGCTGACAGATGCGTCATGGCCTGGAGACTATCTTTTCTTTATTAATGATAAGAATAATCATTCTTATATCGATAGAAGGCAGTGGGGAGGTGAGTGGGACTACGATGAGATATACGGTTACGAAAATGACGAGTTTAAACTGATCAGTATTAGCTGTAGGCGCTACAATTTTGAAAAAGGTGACTGGGATTACTATATTGGCGACGAAGTTCCGGAAGAAGTAATATGGTATAGTCCTGTTGGAATACTTGTATCATTTGATGAGTATAAAAAAGAGGCGCATTTAGCGACTGGTGCTTCTAGTATTGAGCGTAATTATATTTGTTTAGCGATTCCTGATTCTGATATTGAACCTGGTAATTACTATGGGTTCGATTTCAAGGTTCTACAGGATTCAATCGACAAGGTAAAAAGAGAACTATCAGGTTCTGATGATGGGATTGTAAATGATAATGATGTCTGGAAACAGTCATATATTAATTATATTGAAACGGATCCGGATCTATCTTTAAATCCTGAATGGTGTACATGTGGGCTCATATATGTGGACGACGATGAAATACCTGAATTGATCATCGAATATAGTAATGAGGCTGATGGAACAAGGGTGGTATCATATAAAAATGATAATACAGTGTCTTATCAATTTTCCCGAACAGGAGGTGTAGGATACATTGAACGAGAAGGACTTGTGCACAACAGTATAGGTGTGATGGGATCATTTGTGGACGAGTTTGTCGTCCTTGATGATAAAGGATTCCATGATTATGGGCAAGGTTATAGGTATGGAGAAAGCCAGGATTTCACTAATTTTACGCACTTCATTTGGAATGATGAAGAAGTATCAGAAGAAGAGTACATGGCAAATTTGAATAAATATAATAATGCACGATTACAGCATTGGAATTCCTATTCTGAAGAATATCAGAATAATAATTACAGGCCTTACGAAATGAGTGAATATTTATCAAATAATTAGATAGAAGGTAGAAATCTCGTTGGTTAAGAGATTGCGTAAAGTACCTTTACGAGAAATACGAAAGGACTTGATTTAGCTCATTACAGGTCAACGTTGAAAATGCCATAAAGTGACAATTGGGAATGCTCCGTTGACCTGGGATTAAATGTCTGAAGGATTCAAAATAGTATTGCCGCTTCAAGAGAAAGCAGCGTGCAGTTCAAAAGATATATGAAATTAGGATAAGCTTATTTGTAGGCAAATCAATTAATAACTCTATAAGAGGCCAGCAATGAATGAATATACTTCAATGAAATATAAAACTCGAGGCAATTTGTCTCCGCAGGGGAGACCACGTGTTTTCTTTTGTTGCGCTGCTGCGGATTTTGAGCAGCTATTTGAACCAATTACAGAGGAAATCTTGTCAATTCAGACAAATGCAGCTATATGGTATATCGAACCTAAAAATGGGACGATGGAAGGTGATGCTTTTCTCGCTGATTTAAGTCAGATGCAATTGATTGTAGTTCCTGTGACAACTTCTTTTCTTAGAAAAGATAACCCTGATCCGGCACGAACAGTTGCTTTCACTTATGCTGTAGAGCACCATATACCAATCCTTCCTTTAATGCAAGAGTCTGGACTAGTAACGATTTTTAACGAAATCTGCGGTGACATACAATATCTTGATAAAACCATAAATGATCCAACAGCTATACCATATGAAAAAAAGATAAAGCATTTTCTTGAAAGAATTCTTGTGAGCGACGAACTGGCAGCGCGGGTACGCGATGCGTTTGACGCATACATCTTTTTAAGTTATCGCAAAAAAGATCGTGCGGCGGCACAAAAGATCATGCGTCTTATTCACACAAATGAGTTCTGTCGCGATGTTGCGATCTGGTACGATGAATTTCTTACACCCGGAGAAAACTTTAACCTTGCAATTAATGAGGCTATGAAAAAAAGTGCGTTGTTCGCACTTGTTGTCACACCACATTTACTCGAGAACCCGAACTATGTACTTACAAATGAATACCCTGCAGCTCGGAACATGCAAATACCTATTCTTCCTTTTGAGGCTGAGCAAACTGAATTCGAAGAACTTGCAAGACTATATGATGGCTTGCGTGAGACTGTTTCGACAGAGAATACTGAGGAAATCCAGATTGAGTTACAGGAACTCCTAACCAATGTGGCTATGCGAGAGACAAATGATCCGGTGCACAACTTTTTAATGGGGATCGCCTATCTCTCAGGTATAGACGTTGAGGTAGATCAAGAACGTGCGGTAAAGCTCATTATCGATGCAGCAAAGAGAGAGCTCCCGGAGGCGATAATCAAGCTTGTAAGTATGTATGAGAACGGAGAAGGAGTGGATAGGAGTCTGTTTAATGCAATTGATTGGCAGAAAAAACTCGTCTTGTGTCTTAAACGTCTTTCTGAGAGAGCCCAATCTAAATCCAACCAAGTTTTACTTCTGGACGCTTGGGGAGATCTTGGATATTTACAGAGACAATGTGGGTTTGAGCAGCAAGCCAAAGAAACATACTTTGATTTAATTAATTATATTTTCAGTTTAAAAATAGAAAACCCTGAAATAATCAATTGTAAATTATCAAGCTGTTACAAAGAGCTATCTTATGTATTTGATAGTCTTAGAGACCGCTTTACGGCAAGAGAGTGGCACAAAAAAGCAATTTTAATTGACGAGGATTTAGTTAGAAGAATAGATAGTATAGATAATAAAAGGAAACTAGCTCGTGATTATTTACAAATGGGTTACCTTTACGGTTGGACTGAATCACCTGAGAAGATGCAGGCACTCGTTTGGTATAAAAAAGCAGAGAAGACAATCCATAGAATAATTGAATTAAATGATGATCCAAAGTACCAAAGTGATCTTGGATTTTGTTATATAGGAATTGCTCAGATTTATTACAGGGCAGGGCATTTTTCAGATGAAGAGACGTGGAAGAAAAAAGCAGTACATGTTTTTTTGACTATTGTTAACAATGGTTATTCAGAATATGTTTCTGATTTGGCCTTTGCCTATGAACAATTGGGGCATGCTAATAACCGCAAAGCTAAAAACCATAGTTCATATTTGAAAGCGATATCATATTACCGTACCGACTTAGAGAAAACTGGAAGCATAGCATCCTTTCGCGGAATATCCATATGCGCAAATAGTATTGTAAACAATTGCAACAGTTTAGACGATAAGGATACTAAAGAGCAATATCTATTAGTTGGTATTGATGCACTAGAAAAACTTGTGATGCTAACTCAGTCTCCATCAGATCGTATTCTATTAGCAAGAATGTATGAACGCTGTGGTGGTTTTTACGAGAGAAATGGGCAGCATGAAAATGCAGTGTCATTGTATCAGAAAAATGTAAGTCAATTAACAATAATTGCTCGAGATTTGGATAATTGCGACGAAAAAAAGAAAGTCTGTTTGGAGATACTAGACTTCTATATGAAGCAAAAGCAATACGAAAAAGCGTTATTATGGGGACATAAAGGGCTTGAAGTACTAGAGCACTTAATAAAAGGTAATGAGCCTAAAAATCTGTACTATATATTACGTGATCGAATTAAGTGCTATCAGAAGATGGGGGACATTTGTGAACTTATTTACGGACCGGCATTAGAATGGTATCTTAAGAGTATTCTTCTATGCGAAGAGATGGAGAAAGAATTCAATGACTATACAGTCTATAAACTTCATTATGATGGATACGTAAAAGCGGGAAACACGGAACGTAAAAACGGGGAATATAAAGAGGCAGAAAAATTATATAAAAAAGCATATGTACTTTGTAAAGAAACCTTATCAAGAGAACAATGGAAAGAAACACGCCATGATTTGTCCTCTGTTTGTAATAAACTGGGCGATGTAAACTATAAACTTGGGAGACTATCAGAAGCATTAAAATGGTATCGTTCTTTTAAGGATAATACAGAGTTACTTGTTCAAGAATCTGATTCGTTAGAAGCTCTGGATCTTCTCTGTGTCAGCTATTACAAGCTAGCAAGCAAGGAATGGATAGGAGCTCCAGAACGAAAGGCTCTTATAGAGAAAATGTTGAAAATTGGAGAACGTCTATTGAAGGAGACAGGGAGGGCTAGATACCAGGAGTTTGTTGATATTGCCAAGCATCTATTATCTGATGAACTTTGACTTTTTGATATGAGTTTGTAAATTTGTACAAAAGATGAAATACCCTAGGGGGTACAAAACTCCCTAGGGTAATCTAATGGGGTGAAATGACTACATATAGAATCACTTACATTTTTAACCACATTATGTAGTACGGCGGGCCTTCATATTTCTCTGATCGGTTCCGGGATCTACGCTTTTCTTAGAAAGTGCAGGACACCGGTCTTTATTTCATGTATCGTTACCATAGCGTTTCTTTATTTGTACGGCATGCTTACAGGTATGC